GTCATGTTCCACCCTGAATCGCCTTTTTCTGCGATCTGCGCGGATGTGGTTTTGACGAATCCGCCTGGTGTTTTGCCGCCCCATATTCATCCAATCCCTAAGGTTTCAATGAACGACGTAGCGCAAGAATCGCCCGATTCCTATCCCGTTGAGCAAGAATCCGATCTCGTAAAGCAATAGGACGCTCCCCCTTTCTTTTCAAGATCATCTTAGTCACCTTTTTTACTGTAGGCTTCACGATCTTCAACACCACATCACCTAGCGGCCTTGACGCCACAGCGACAGTCGTCGCCATAGCCGCAATCACTGCAGTCGTGACCACAACAGGCGCACCAGGTAAATAAGCGCTGATGATCGTTGGTACGTCCAGCGGTTTGAGGATTGGTTCACACGTCCCAGTCATCTCATTGCGTTCGTAACCAATTATGACGGCGGTTTGAGATTTGTTCCGCGCTCCTAAAGGAATTGCGTCGGGTGGCGGACAAGGCAACTTCGGCTTTACCATTGAAGGCGGAGGAGTTTGAGACGCTTCTTCGTTCAGGGACGGAATCGGAGGGCTTGACACACCCTCCGGTTTTGCTTCCTCTGCGGGTTGCATCGTCGGTTTCGGGCTTGCCGGCGGTGCAATCCCAGGCGTTATATCCATTGGGTCATACACTGGCAGATCTGCTGTTGGTATGTCCATCCACGTCGTTATTGGTGGCACCTTTGGTAAAACTGGATTTGGTATCGGCCTAGGCGCTGGTATCTCTGTCAAACTAATATCCTTGATAGGTCTAATCTGAGGCATGAAAGCAGAACGGTTTCAATCAGGACAGTTGATCGTGGAACGTATCCGAAACCGTGAAGGTCCGCCTGTAGTGTACATAGCTTTTAATGGCAAAACTGCTAGACCATTCACTGACAAAAAAGAACTCCTCAAGTTTATTCGCTGCCCCAAGAGCGTTCCAACAGGTGAAGCCATTCGTGATTGGATCGATAGCTTTGATCAGCCACCGGGCAACGTGATTGATGGGATTGCAGGACCAGTTTCAACCGGCAACTCTGGCATCGCATCCTGTACAGCAGGGGGCAACGCTCCAGCAATAGCCTCACTAATCTTGCTTTGGATTTCAGTCTGTACTTGATCCATGAACCGCGTCGTCAGTTGCGGAATCTTCGTGTAGGCAACAACAGCAACGGCAGTCAACGCTCCAGACATCAGGAACGCTGTCACAGCCATGGCATTGACTAGCTTTTGCATTTGACCTTAGACGGGTTCGTTGGCAAACAAAAAGCCCCCGGGCAGCTCTACCTAACCGGAGGCTAATTGCTGTTCCGTGCGAGAGAACAATCAGATTCTAGCTCAGAAGACGAGCTTGCCTCCCAGCTTGATGCCATAAGCGGCATCTTCGTCGTCGAACTTAGCCATCCCAACCTCGGTATAGAGATCGATGTTGCTACTCACAGCAGCCGAAATCCCGGTTTTGCCTGAAAAACCCCATTCGGAGTCAGAACCGTCGTTAGACAGAGCAGGTCCAGCTTGGATGTAAAAAGGCCCTTCTTGGAACCCCGCGTGCAGCTCTAGCGAACTCGCAACAAACTCAGCGCCTGAAAATCCAGCGTTATACTCTGGATTCACGTAAATCTCGCCAGCCTCGGAGGCAGGAGATCCCAGCACAGACGCCATAGCGACGGCAGTACTCGCAATCAGTTTTTTGATCATGTGAAAAAAAATTATCGGGAGCCTTGGCCACGGTAAGGCTTTTTGTCGTTTTTGGGGCGGGAGTGTTGGCCATTTCCTTGTCTGGTTTTTTTGGGTTTACCAACAATGAAAATGTCATTACTTAATGACTTGGCCATTACCCTTCCGCTCCAAGCAACATACCAGCATATTTCTGGTGTAGCCCTACGAACAATCCATGCTCTGGATGATCGACGGATTCACGACCGTCCAAAGCATAAAGAAAATTCAGCCATGCCACGCGGGATCTCATGACATGCACATCTTCTCCGCCAGGCAGCTTTGCCGCTAATGGGTTCATGCCCATGGCTTGCCTTGCGCTGTGGTTGGTGTGCGCTTCTCATCGATGCGTGCCTGGAGCGCATTCTGGATTTCAGTGACCTTCTCGTCACCGCCAAGAGCCTGCTTCGTCCACTGCAAGCAAAGTTCTTCAGTTAAATCGTCGTAAGCGACAACGGTGTAGCCCTCCTCTGGCGGAGCTTCCAAACCAACGGAACCGTAAGCGCCTTCAGAGTAGGTGCCGTCTGTTGCACTGATGTTGTAATGGACGTTATAGATAATCCCTGAACTGGTGTGCCTTTCTAGAGTGTTAATTGACCAAGTGAACGTGGTGACGGGATCAGCCATGATTTAAATGCTTTCGGGATGAGTTTAGCCGCTACGACTCTAATGCGGCAATACGGGTTTCTAGACTTTCAATCTTTGCGATTGCCTCTTGTAATGCCGCAGTCAGCAATGGCACAAGTTTTGACTGGTCAATGCCCTGCATTACAGCGTTGCCATCATCATCGACTTCGTTGTGCACTCCAGTGACTGCTTCTGATACAACAGTTTGTGCTTCGTGGGCAAGGAAGCCGTCAACTGTTGTGTCAGGGTCTGCGATGAAGTTGAAACGCTTTGGCTGAAGTTGTTTTACGCGAGTGATACCATCAGCAATGTCAACGACGTTTTCTTTTAAGCGGTGGTCGGAGGATGTGTTGTAGGCGACGGCTGTAGTTCCGTTTTGTGTAATGCTGCCAATTTGCGTTCCGTTATAGCCAAAACGAGCAAATACATCTCCAGGATCATTATCCGTTGAATGGTTGATGGCAATGTCACCGCTTTGTGCCAATGTAAAAACAATGCTTCTCGCTGCATGAATTGCGGTTGAGTTGGTGGTGTTAAGCAGTATCTGACCGTTACTTGCGATCCTCATCCGCTCTACAGTGCCTGCAGAAGCGTTTCTAGTTGAAATAGCAAAATACCCATCAGCATTATTGTCTGTCCCGTTTTCTTTTTTGCCATGAAGATTGGCGAACGGAATACTGTTTGATGTTCCGTTATAAAAACCACCAAGGCCAATAGACCCGCCTTTGTCTACAGCAGCACTATCTGATGAAATTACATTTATGTTTCCAACTGAATCAGTAAGACCGTTGCTTGCGTCTTTTACTACCAATTTAGTGTTGGGAGCAGTTTCTCCAATTCCGACATTTCCCGCAAACGTGCCAGCTCCACCAGCTGTAATCAGACAATTGTAACCACTTGCATTACCTCCACGAAAAACATGATTTCCATCACCATCAGTTCGAGATGCTTGGAAAGCACCGCTTGTACTATTAGCATTTACTTGCCCACCAAACTCCGCAGCTCCGGTGCTGGTGATGGTGAACCTGTTTTGACTAGCCGTGTAATCAAATACTTTAAAGTTACTTCCAGTGTTTTGAATGCCGTAAATCTTAGAAGTATTTGTATCGTTTAGAACAATGCCAATGTTTTTGGATGCGCTTGATCCTTGTACATTTAATAAATTGCTATCAGTAATTGTAGTTCCACCTATGCAGACAATTCCGCCTGTCATATTGACCGGCTGGTTAAATGTCCACGCTCCAGTGCTATTTACCCAAGTAATTGTTTTATCACTTGCACCTTTCAGCGTAATTCCGCCACCGTCGGCAGTCGTATTGGAAGGACTGCTTACAACACCCAACTCAATGTTCTTGTCTTCAATCCGAAGCGTCTGCGAGTCAATGAATGTCGTGGTTCCTTCTACTGTCAGATTATTCGGGATCGTTACATTGCCAGTCGCATCAATCGAAATTCGTGCCGCTCCATTCGTCACCAGCGCAATCGCATCCGTTCCAGATCGATACAGCCCACTGTTCAGGTCTGATTGGAACGCTATCCCTGGTGCGCTTAATGTCCCGTCTGGTACAGATCGATGCAGATCCGAGATGGCAAGCTTTTTCGTCGCGTCAGCACTAACGTCAACAATCGGCAGGACATCGGTAGCCGCCGAATCCGCTGCCGTCAAAGCTGTCAGTTCGGTGATTTTGACGTTTGCCATTAGAAATACCGCATTATCCTGATTCTACAAGCTTCGCAAGCCAACGCCTAGATCACCAGCTGCCATCCAGTTCGATACGCTTCCACGTCCCGTTAGGCGTGCCTCCACTTACACAGATATATAAATAACTTGTGTTCCAAGCTATTTCACCTGTCACGCCAGGAGAATTACTTGCTGTTGGCACTGTGCCTTGCGATAGCACGACAGGCTTGCCAAACGTCGCATGCGTTGAATCAAGCGTCAGCAATGCTGTATTGGTTCCTGCAACCTGAGCGTTGAACGTAATCTTGCCATCCTCACTGCCGTCAGTAGGATCGCCAATGCCGCCAACAATCTCGGCGTATTGAATAGACTCAGGTGTGCTAGCAGCGTTGTTTGATTGAAATAAAATCGAGCTGATCTCGTCGTTTGCTACACCAGCAGCAGCACCTCTGGTATTCCTAAGCAGCAAATCCGCTCCAGATGCTGCTGACGCCTCAGTGCATTCAATCTTCACCACCGCTCCAGCAACACTGCTTGTAATGTGCAGTAGATTGTCTGGTGACGTTTCGTTGATTCCTACATTGGCGCTGTTAACAACCATTCTTGTGCCAACAGTGCCGCCTGATATTGTTTGAAATTCAAGCTTGCCGTCCTCTTCTGAGTTTGTTTGGTCAACAATCGACGCTCTGATTTCAGCATAATCTTCCGGCCCTCCAGCGCTATTTTCGCCTCTGTAAACAACACTGCCTAAAACGTCATTATCGGCGGGACTTGCGCTATTCCGAAACAACACAATGTTTGGGCCTTCTGTTGCACCAGCCTCTGTGTTCTCAATGATTAACTGCTCATTGGTCAGGCTGCTGCTAAACAGGTGAAGCTGACCTGTTGCCGTTCCAGTGCCCAGCTGCAACCCTGTTGCCGTGATCTTCGCAACTTGGCTGCCAGCAGCAGCAAACCCAAGCTCATTATCTGCAGAGCGGAATAAGCCTAAAGCCGTAGAGTTTGCAAATGATATTGATGGAGCGCCTGCTGTCCCGTTAGGGGCCTTGCCTAAAACGTTCGCATACGTGATCTGCTTGTTCTTATCCGCGTCTGACACCCCAGTCGCAGTGTCTAAAAGCAAAAACGCATCCGTGCTGATTGGAGTCGCCTTAGCTGCTAGAGCTGAAATTTTGCGGTTGGCCATGATTTACGGTCCTTAGTTGGCAGGAAGTTTTTTGCCAAACCCAGTCGCAGTATAGCGGTAGGTCCGCACAACATTAATATTAGAAGAATTTACCGCTCTTATGTAGTAGGCTTCGCCTGCTGGCACTTGGCTTAATCCTATGAATGGACTGTAGGGGAAAGTAATTAGACGATCCGTATCCGTGTTGCTTGACGCCTGTTTTAGTTCAGCAGAAAGCGCTGGCACTTCATAAAATGAATTTACATACCTTCTAAAATTGTCGGTTGCGGTTAAAGAAGAAGTCGCTTCGGCTGTTTCTACGCGCTGTAACAACTGCACGTCAACACCAAGCTGACTAATTTTTGGGATAATGCCTGTTCTTTTTGTAGTCAGCTCTGCCTTAAATTGAAACACTCGACCAGTCGCGAAAACAGCAGTAAACGGCTTCCAGTCAGTAAACGTAATCGTGCTGGCGTCAGTAAGCATTAAGTCATTATCTTCATAGATGATTTTGTCGCTACCTGCTTCATCTGCAATGTCATCAGTGCTAGGTGCGTCAAGCGAAGTTCTAAAATATAGCTGAACATTTGTTACGCCAAGAGCGGCATCTTCTGTTTCATTCTTTGCAATCGCTTTTAGAATCACCTCGTACTGTCCTTCCATGTCAACTTCATTGTGGAAGTGGTATGTTCCGGTATTGGTCCCCGCGACCACAAACACTTCAGTGGCATCTGTGACAGACCTAGACTGGGGAGAGGTTACGGTAAAACTACTGTCTGTGACTGATACAACTCTAAAAGGTCTTAACCGCGTAACATTGTTAATCGTGATGAACATGTCATAATACGCGGGGCCTGTAGGTATTAAATAGACATTATCGTCAACGTTAAAACCAAGTCTTGAGGAAACAGTCATCGCATAGCCGCTTTGCGTATAAGTTCCCGTCGCTTGCTGCGTAGTTGATGGCCCAACCCCTAACGTTAATTTTGTAGATGAACCGCTTCCTTCTGTCACAATGTCTGTATTAAACTCCCCGGCAAATCTTTGGTTGTTATGGTCCTGAGGAAAGTCCTCTCTAATTGTAAAATCGTCTAAAAGCTGTGTTGCCGTTCCAGTGCCAGACCCCTGCCCAGTCGCCACAAATCTAGTGCCAACCACGTTGGCGATTGCACCAATGCTTTCAAAGTTTGTGCCAAGGCTAACTATTTTGTAAGACTCTCCAATAACAAAAGACCCAGCATCGACCACTCCATCTGTTCCATTCCCATACGGCATGGTTTTAACCAACAATTTTGGAACGTCAGATACATCAGTCACAGCAACCTGCGCTGCTGTTGCGCTTTGTCTGTTGGTGCCAATGTCACGCAACTTGGCATAGTAAACACCTGGACGATATGGAACTATAATGCTTGTCTCTGTTGCAGAAACTTCCTTAACGAAGGTAGTCTGCCCCCATGAGCTAGCCGTTGCGCTATAGCGGATAACAACACGATGTTGAGTTAAAACTTCTTTGGTTAAGTTCACTGGGTCAAAATCAACTTGAGCCAAAACCTCACTTGTTGTCCTTACAGACAATCCAGTAATAGAAGGCGGGTCAAGGGTTACATCCTGTGCCGGGATAAACTTGGCAGACTGCAAAATGCCAGCGTCTGGAGACGTTATTGTTGTTTTCACAATCTTGCCTTTTTTGCCATCTAAATCGAAAGCACAAACACGCGCCGTTAAAGGGGAATTTGCCGGAATAAATAGCTCTGCTCCAACCTCTTTGAATTGTGGGGTTAGATCATACTCATTACTGCTAGTAGTAGACGTCACGGTCAAATGATACCCAGTAGTAACACCTGTCGCTCCACGATCCCAAGAAATCAGCGCCTGAAACAGCAAGTTGCCAGAAGTCTGGACTGGTCGGAAAGTTATATTTAGATTCTCAGGCGGAGAAGGGTTTGACGTATAAGTGCTTACAGGCTCTTCATATAACTCATTACCCGCTACGTCTGCTACTTCATAGATGCTGTCGTTATGCTGGACGCCTACGATCGCATACGTTCCATCACCATTGTCAGCTACTGCTAAGCATTTGTATTTTTGCTCGGCAACCGTAGAGGTTGAAATAGAGTACACAGATTGCGGCTGAGGTGCTTCGCTGAAAGCTGAGCTAACCACAATCGTTCGCACACCGTTTGCGACCGTTGAAGAGTTAGGGTCAAACCCTTTAGTTTCTACCGTTCCATCATTCAAAACGCACGTCAGTTCGCTGCCTGAGCCGCTAGGCAGCGTGACGTTAGCGTCCAACGTGACTGCTGTTGTTGTTGCTGATCGAACGCGTCCTGCAATTCGCGTGCCAGCACGCATCTCGTCAGAGATAGCAAAAACCTGACCAGGCAAGACGACTCCACCATCAAGGCCAACAGCAAACTTCACAATGTCGCTGTCAAGCTCTTCGGATGCCAGCATCCAACGCCCTAAGCGAGCTGCTTGCCCTTTTGACGTACAGCCAAATCCAACAATATCGCGAACCTGATGACCGTATTTTTCACGTAAAGCCGCATTTTCAACACACACAAAATCTGGGCGATACAAATTATTTACGTTGTTAAACCTTACTTTCACGGTTGTGCTTCGTGTTTTTATTGACGTGCCTTCATACTCAAATTCTCCGCCAACAACATTTGAGTTGTTAAAAATATGAACAGGCGGAACACTGCTGCTTAACGCTCCAACCTTTCCGAGTTCTCCGTGATCAGCCGCAGCAAAGATACCGTTAGTTTGGTAGTAGAGCATTCCACGAAACACGCTTGCCAAATCTTGCAGAACATTAAACGCTTCTGCTTGGCCAGAGATTGCAACATTGCAAGCAAAACGCGGCTCTGACACCTTTGCAACCAAGCAGTTGCCACCAGAAGTGTTTGTCTGCTGGTCGCTTCTTACTTGGACAGCAACTTGGGTTGCGTTCGTTGCGATAACTGTATAGGTAACAATTTCAGCAGGTGTCGCCAACAGGCCCCCATCTTTAAAAAACACTTTTATAATGTTGTTAGGGCTTGTTGTCGTATAACCATGGTCAGCCCCAACTGTTATGTTAATTCTGTTTGGGTGAGATTGGCCACTTGTGCTATTAAAATTGGCGCTATATGCTGCCTCTGTCGGTTCAGACAAAATCTCTTCGTTTGCATATCTAATTAACGGATAAAGATCAACCCAGCTGACATTCTCAGCCCTAACAAAATCTCCCGCTCCAAATCTAGTGTTAAGAAGCATATGGCGAAAAATACAAACTGGACAAGTCGTCCAAACCGTCTGTCCGCCTTCACCGTCAAAATCTACGCCTTGAGTTACCTGCAAGCTGCCATCTGCTCTCGCAGACATGTTGCTAGGAATTTGCACCTTAGTGCCTTTAATTAAATATGAACGACGAGGTAGTGTAGGAAATGATTTTGTGCTTATTGACAACGATGCACAAGCGGAAAAGTCGTAACTTACATTGCTCGGCACATCTTGAATTAAAGACGTCCAGATTAACTGGTTGCCACGTTTGTTTTGATAAGAAACAGTGTTTCTTGTTTCAAACGTAGCTACGTTGTCATCATCAATGCCATAAAGATTGGCCTCAAAAATTGCTTCATTACCTCGCGGCGGTGCTCCTAATTCAAATTTGTTATCGTTCGACTTTATAGCGGTATCTTTATCGTCCGGGAAAACTGCAGGTTTGTAAGTGTAACTGTCAAAAAATCTATTATTAGCTATTTCGTTTTTAATGTAGATGTAGTCTAGTTTTTTAACTGTGACCGTGCAAGGATGCCCGCACTGATCAGCAATTTCAAATTCCTCAGTTTCAAATTGATAGCTTGAAGTCGTTATACCTGTTATCTGCATTCGCCCTTTTTTTGCGCTAATGCTGCCCTTCGGGCCTTTTGCAGTTACTTCAAGGCATATTGTTGCGTTAAAAAGTTGATTCTGAGCAAGCCCGTCAACAGCGGTTGAAAATAAACGAGAAATTGTAAATAAGCACTTAAATTTTTTAACCGCTGTATCAGTAATTGTTCTAGAAACAGACCCGCCACCATAATTTCGCGATTCAACAGTGCCGTCGGCTTTTAGCTCTTCGCTGTAATTAGCGCCAACCTCAGTACCTACGTTGACAATGCTTGAAGTAAACGCACCGTTGTCCGGCACCGTTTGATTGTCTGTACCATGCAGAAGAGACACATTTACATCATTAGGATCAAAATTATCCGTTCCATCAGCCTGTTGCAGCGGAGTGTCGTTTAAAAACGTGCTTTTCTTAGGGTTGCCATCTACGCCCCAACCCTCGATCTCTCCTTCGCAAAGGAGGTCCAACATCTTGATCGCAGAAGTGCTTTCTAAAGTCATAATTCAATGCCAACTAACTCGTGGGTTTCGTTTTGATCTTGATTGTTAAACCAATCGTAGCCTGTGTACAATATATTTAATTGCATTTGGACAAATCCGTCAGTTGGGCGCCGGTGTGTGTCGTGATCAACAATCGTAATTCTAGTCTTAACTTTAGCATCGCTAGAGTCCGTTAGCTTAGGGAAAGACAACGCGTGGCACCAGCGATACTTCATATTGTTGGTAGTCGTTGCCATAGGCAACATCCCTTGAACCGTCGCTTGTATTTCAGCAATGACAGGCTCGTCTCGATAATCGTCAGCAGTACAGGTGATTTTATATGTAATAAACCCCGGTATCATTGTTGAGCCTGGCTGGTCCCCAACTCGATCAAACAAGCCCCGACCAAGTTCAAGAAAAATCATAAAATTTGACCTCAAAACTTTATTCCTGTAATACCTAGTGTTTGTTAAAGTTAAAGAGTTTAACTCTTTTTCTCCAGTGCTTTGATTGCGCAACAGTATAAATTTGCCTTCTTGTTTTACTTTTTCCGCATTTGCACTGGTTGTAACACCACTTTTGTTAAGCATATCGCTGTCGTTATCACGTTTATGTTTCCATTGACGAGTCCTTACACCACCTGCAACTACAAACGCCATGCCAAGTTTTTGACCGTTAACAGTCATTGTCTCAAAACCAGGCTTAGTAATTGACGTTTGCAGCGACACTTCTGGAGTGGTGACGTTTGCCGTAATTGACAACAGATGACTACCAATCAGCACTTTACCAAACGCTACAGGTACTGTCGCTCCAATCCCTACGCTGTTTTCACTGCCTCCTGTGTAAGCGTATGACTGCGCTCCATCCATTGCACGGCTAATGTTCTGCGGTCCAACACCACGACTGACTTCAGCGCGACCAGCCATACGACCTGACCCTAAGTTTGGCAACTTAGGCTGCGGTGAAATGACATCAGCAATGCCGCCAAGAATCATTCCGGCACCAGCTGCACTCAAAGCTGTACCTAATGTCGTTAATGCCACGCCAGTAGCAGTTGCACCCGCAGTCCCTGCGACAACAGCACTACCAGCGCCAAATAATCCTGTCGCTCCAAACAACCCGGCACCGGGAAGCAAAAACGACGCCGCGACTAAACCAACACCGATTAAAATCTTTGTTGTTGTGCCTCCACCACCACTACCGCCAATAACTGGCACAATATACAAATCTTTTGAACCCAAAGGCAGCTGCAGATCTTTATAACTCATATCTGCGCCAGACTGCACAACCCTGTAATACACACCATTATTGTGCGCCTCTAATAATTCTTTTTCAAAAGCAGGCCGATTGATGCACAGCAGTTTGATTGCATCCGCAGGCGAACGCAAATTCTGGTACGTGTGCTCTTCGCCGTAACGCTCTCCTAAGGAGTCAAGCAGCCTTACCGTCTGCTGCATATCGGAAAACGGCGGCAGTCTTCATCCGATAATAGCGGGTCAACGCCTCAACACCACTTACAGAGTTCATCCGCTGGTGCAAGATCTGCTGATCACCGATATAGATGGCTGCGTGCATTGGGGCGTCAGTGCCCAAACGCATGATCAACACATCGTCTGCTCTTAAGTCGCTTAGGGCAGTCTCGCGAAATCCTAGTGCGCTAGCCTGCTCCAAAAAAATGCTAGGCGACGTTTCCAGTCTTTCAGGACGTTCAAAGTCTGGCAGCAACACACCTGCAAGGGCGTAGTACCGACGCACCAATGAAAAGCAGTCGTTTATGCCGTACCGCCACGGCAATCCGATCAAGGATCTATAGTCAGCCATGCATCAGCTGGAACGTCCAAGACAAACCAAGGCAATCTGGTCGCTTTGCAGGCATTCTTATCAAACTCGCTAGGCCCTCCACCATTTGGGTGTGAATGCACAACTGCCTCTATCCTGCCCGACATAGCAGCTGCCAAGTAGTCATTTGGGCAAATAATAAAATCAGCTGTAGGGTCTTTTGCGACATTGTTGCAAGGAAAATATCTGTTGTTCACAACAAGACCGCAAGACTCTGACGGTGCTTCACGCAACGCATGAGCCTTAGCGTCAATCATGAATTCGCGCACCTGGGAACCCTCCAAACGGCAACGGCACAGGGTTTGAGGGGTCAACAGTAGGGTATCGCAATCTGCATGATTTCAAACGCTTGCCGCATTGATCATCAGCAAGACTAGTAGTGCTGCTGTCATCAGCTTTAGCGACAGCGCCGCCAGTGTAACCGCATTCAACTCCTCGATACTTCCACGGGCAATGCTCAACAACTGTTCTGCGAGGAAGCAACACATTCGTCAGTTCTAGTTTTGATGCCAGCTCAAATTCAACTAGCTGCTGGTTTTCACTAGAGATGCGATCGATGTACCAAACTTCGTTTGGATACCTAGCCGTGCCGTCTCCTGTCCCGTGCGCTGCAAAAACAAGTGTGTCGCCGCCTTGCGTGATCGCAGTGTCTCCATCCTGGAACGTGTAAACCTGATCAAAAAAGTTAACGGCGTCAATAAACTTTTTGCAAGTTCTGATCCGTGTAACCTTAGCCATTAACGGATTAATCTGATTCGTTGATCGGTGCATCAACGACGTTATCGCGTTATTCACATTGGCAACCCGCAGTGTCGGCCTAGGCAACGCACCATTAACCTTTTTCTCAAACCCGTCTGCTTCTACTGGTGCGGCCGTGTAAGTTATCCCATCAAAAACAAGACTGACAGGAATACCGTTCGTGCCAGCGTGAAAATACAAATCATCTTTAGCGCCATTTATTGCGCTCGTGAACTCTAGATGAAACAGTTCTACGATTGCTTCTGGCTCAAGCTTGTAAAGTTGCTCGTAGACAGGGCTTATCGTTTCCCATGTCACTCCACCATCGGTGACAGTTGAGCCAAAAATTAACGGGAACGCAGGCTGATCGTCTCCTGACGTCCCAGCAACTTTACACCGAAACGCATACGCTCCTTCGCCTGCTATTGGGTTGCTGTTAACAATATTGCCGACAGCATACGTTACTCCTGCAAACCAAAAATCGTAACTCATGGCTCAAACACCTGCACGAATGTTGCCGTAATCTCAGCGCGATTGGTAAACAAGATAGTCTTACTCCACTGCTGGCAGATAAACTTGGCGCTAGCAGATTCGTTCGGCGGCGTAAAATCAAAATGCTCTACACCAGCCCTAGCATCGAGAAATGTTTCGATGGTGTCAGCATCAGTCTCTGACACGTTAAAAGTCAGCTGATATTGCTTCGGATTATTGTTAATCCCGAAGGTGGCACGTTGCGAGTAGCCCGAACCAAACTGGACATTTCGCACCGCAGGCTGACTGCTCTTGACCGTGTTGTAGGTCGGTTGAATAGAAGGGAATGTCTGTGTAGTCATCAGGCTGCGAGTAGTCCTCCAGGTCGTTTTTGTTTGATCAGTTCAGCTTGTACGGCTGCACCAATCGCCTGTCCCAATAGCTTGGCATTCGGCTGGTTGCCTTGTGCCTGCGTTCCAGAAGCATCAACGTTCACAGTAACGTTAGCGCCGCCCATCGCATGGTTTGGAACGATAGTACCTTTAGCGCCTGGAATAAACAACTCAGGACCACGTTCACCAACCATATAAGGACGACCTGAGCTAACTGGACCTCCATCTGCCATTGGCGCAGCACTTGTTAGTATTTTGCCTGCAGGAGTTGCAACGCCGAAACCGCCTTGTGGCACAGGGGACGGCAAAGAAGGAGACAAAAGATTTTTCATAAATCCTATAGCCTGTTCAATTATATATATTTGAATTAACTGTTTTGCTATGTCGCGCAAAACGTTAGCTGCAATATCCTGAAGAGCGCGACCCCAGTTTTCGGCTCCATCAATAAGCGCATCAAAAGCTTGAGTCATTCCTTGACCCATAACGCTTGAGATACCATCAGCAAGTGCAAGTTGCTGCTGAACAGCTTCATTTAATTCATATTGTATTTCTAATGCTTTTTCCATGTTTTTAATGTTTTCTGCAGCCTGGTCTCGCTCCGTAACACGGATTTGGTGAGCAAGATCTAGCCGCTCCATTGAAACTTGTTGTTGGGCTTCTTCTGTTATCTTTAACGCCTCCGCAGCTCTTTGCGACTCTGGCAACTTCTCATTAATACGCTCAATAGTACGATCCCTTTGGTAGTTAATCTCTAAAATACGTTTTTCTGATTGCAGTTGCAAAGACTGCAACTTGTTGCCATAAAAATTAGCTTCATTAATATCTTCTTGGATGCCAGACAACTTTGCGTTCTTTTCGATCTGAAGATCAATTAAACGAATCCGCTCGCGGCTTTGCTCCATTAACCGCTTTGCGCGCTCCGCTTCCCTATCCCTAGATGGCTTAGGTGGCTTGAACCCTAATGTGTCATCAAGAGTAGTTTGACCTACAACATTAAGTGTTTGACGAAGTGCTGCTGTTCTTGGATCCTGAAGAGCCTTCTGCTTTGCGGCTACCGTCTCTAAGCCAGGCACAGTAGTAGGCAGACCTTTTCGCCGAGCAGTTCTTAAATCTCGACCAGTTAGATCTCTAGTCCCGCGAGCTTCAAGAAAAATTCTTTCAAACTCAGCTGCCGCTTCTCCAGTTAAAGAGCTCCGAAGGTTTTTGAACTGCATCTCCGTAGAGACACCACCCAAGGCCGTATTGATTACACCAAGAAGCTTGGCTAATGGCCCTGCAACAAACCCCTGAACAGCCAAAAACAGCTGGTTGATTGTTCCAAGAAACTCCTTAAGCTCACCGCCAAGCTCTTGGAAGTTCTTGACAGCATTTACACCAATCTGACTGGCAAGATCCTTCGCGAGAAGAGTCGCAAGTTCTTGCATCTTGCCCTGCTCTTCCAACTGGAAAGCGTGTTCTTTTACAGCATCACTGCTAAACAAATTCTTTTCCCGGAACATGTCTACCGTTCCAGAAGCTGACGTTAATGCTGTTCCAACGGCTCCAACGCTGGCTATAAACTGATCAATCTGCTGGCCAATAGCGCTAAACGCAATCTGCGCTCCAAAAGATCCTGTTAGGCCGCCTAAGCCACCGCCAAGCACTGACCCTGCACCACCGCCAAACAGCAGCGGAAATCCTGCACCAAGGCCAACTTGTTCAAGTTGTTTCCTTCTAGCTCTTCTAGCAGCGGGCGATCCAGCAATGTTAACGGCACCTCCAATAGGACTGCTTCTAAAACGACCAATCTCAAGAGCCCTATTAAACTCTGGAGAACCTGGGATTCCTGCTGTTCCGCCAATAGGAAACGCCGCGCCTTGCATTGGAGCCATGGCTGGCCCAATTGGCTGTGCGTATTGATTTCTATTGCCAGCCAATCGTTTTGCTCGCGCTGCGTCAGACGCTTCAAGTTTTTTGTCAAACTTTTCAAGGGCTCTTATATCAGCCTGTAGCAACTTATCTACGTTATCTAGTTCTATTTTTTGTCTTTTTTGTATTAACTTAAGCTCTGCAAAGTGAACATTTTTATCTGCTCTTATTTCTGCCATTTCCATTTTTCTGATAGCCGCCATTTGCGCTGGAGAGCCGGCAATATCTATCCTTCCACCAATGGGGCTTACTCTTTGCCTACCAGACGCAGCGATCTGGGCTGGAGAGCCCATCATGCTTCTTATCCCACGAATTGGACTTGCAGGAAACCCTTGTCGCTGTGCCCGAAGAATTCTTAGTTTTGACTGCTCCAATCGTATAGTTCTTCCTAAAATACGAAACTCTTTTTCAGCGTTGTCTAAATCTCTACGGCCTTGCTCGGTTGTAGCCTTGCCCATTTGTTTTCTGAGCTTAACCACATTTAACCCTTTACTTTCTAGCTCGTTAATGCGATTCATCAAACGAGCACGTTTATCTACAATTTCTTCAAGGCTTTTTTCTTGAGAAGTTGCTGATTTGCCAAGATTTTTTATTTTAGTGTCAACCTTGTTAAGGTCAGTGACAATCTTGTCTGTATTTATTTTGATATTAACTTCGTACTCAGCAGCCACGACGAACCCGAAGACATTGCCCTTAGACTAGCGCACCTTGCGGTACTGGGCCTGCTGACGGGCTTTTTCCATTTCCTTCTCCTCTCGCTCAGACTTCAACGTACAGTACGCACTCCAGCCGAGCAGCTCCTCAGCCGACATAGTTGCCCGTAGCTGACCCAGTGTCATACCAAGCTTTTCAGCGATAAAAAACTGTAGAAACAGGTAGTTGTCCTGCTCAAGCTTCGCTTTTCAGCTCGTCTGATTCTTCCACCTCTTCCATCCCCTGCATCTTGCTCATAATGTCAAGGACAATACTCATCGGCAGGCGGTTTTGAATCTTGGCACGGTCACCGTCTGCAAAAAGCCGGTTGCCTGCCTCGTCTTCCGCCTTACGGATCACCATCTGAATCGCAAAATCCAAGTTGTCCTCGGAACGCCCCAAATTCAAGGCTTTCATGGTCTTGTTGATCGAGTCCCGATCAGCAATGGTCAAAGGCTTCCAATACAGCTTGAGAATAAGCTCGTCATTTTTTTTAATGGCATAGCTGCTGCGTTCTTCAACGCTAAATGCCTGACACAGCTTGTCAATTGCGCGTTGGTCAGCCATAAATCCAAGTCAACTATGACAATATAGCTTATCCCAAGCGAGTTGCCCTAAATGCTCTATCTAAATCCGCAAACAAACCGCCAGACTGAGTGTAGACCTTGTACCAATCAGGGTTTTGACCGCGAGAAGTTAATTTAAATCCACGCTCCTTATGCTCTGCGTATGTGACTTCGGTTCCATCTCTTCGAGGGACTGTTGCACCTGGGTTGTTAACTGCAAATCCCGCGTAAGAAGTTGAGTTTCCAATAAACATAGGGCGAGAAATGGGAAACTTTAAAGAAGACACAGTAAGAGGTCCGCTCGCCGTAGGCTTTGGGGCAGTAGTTCGTTTAGGAATTTCATCATCAAAATCGCGCCTAAACCCAGGACGATCATCAGTTGGCTTTACAGCGTTTTGACTTAACTGCCATTTACGACCAAAACTAGACGTCCACCACGGACCTTCGCTTTGAAGCGAACGAATAATTACAGGTCCAGCAGTTTCACGCGCTGTTTCAACAAGTCTGCGAATATCTTTTGTCATTTCTGTAATTGGTTTTGCCATCACACCGCAGTAAACGTACAGCGAACAACACTGACAAAATGGCTTGTTCCCTCATCGGTTACAGCTGTAGGTCCAGTAATCTGCCCTACACGCGGCACAACAGAATACGTGTCAACATATCCAGCAGCATTTACTGACGTCAAACCATCAATAACTGACTCTGCTATCGCAGCCGCTGCAGCACTACCTCTATTCCTTGGCGTAAAAATGCCGCATTGCACCGTTCCAGCATACTGATCGATCGCTGCGCCATGAGGTTGGATCGTAGCCTGATCAAAGTTGATCGTTACTAACACATACTTCTTAGTCTTACCAGGCGTTGTAAATGGCATATTGTCAAAAACAACCGACACAGTAGCGTCAGCAGCTGTGACTGCAGTGTTAATCGCAGTTTCAAGCGCAGCCCTAGCATTAACAAGTGTCATCAGAAGGCCACCCGCAAAACATACAGATACTTTTGCTTTCCACGCAATGTACGAATGTCTACGATGTGAGCCACTCGCGTCGTGCCAGCATACGTCAAGCTTACCTCATCCTGAAGTGTTGGGCGATTGTTGCCAATCGTACTAGGCGAAACATAAATTTTTGCTGCTTGACTGCTTTCAGAGCCTTCGTCGTCTGAGTTTACAAACTCGACAGGCGCTTTGATGTCAGAATAGATTGTGTCAGTTGTTGCTACGGCACCTGTCGTAATATCATAAGACTCAGATGTTTTTCTTGTGTAAGTAATTGTTGTGTCTAAAGCGTCACCTAAGTCAGCAACAACGCTTTTAGCAACACTTTGCAGAATACCATCAAGATCAATTGCCACGTCAGAACCTCACTCGAATAATGTAAAAATACTCTTGCTTGCCTCCATAAGTGCGAATGTCAGTAATTTGACAATTATCACCAGAGCCGCTAAGCGGATCAATCATCAGAGTGTCGCCTACCTGCGTTATAATATCCGCTCCGCTTTGTGTTCCCAAAGCCTCTTCAATATCAAATAAAACAATTTGATCGTCTAGATCTGGATACGATCCACCGATCTGACTTGGTGCAATATAAACCTGAGCGGCTTGCTGCTCAGTACGCCCTGCCTCCTCAGCATCAATAAATTCAACTGGTGCTTTAAAAAAATAAGACGTCTGCGTTGAATTAAATTCACCAGTCGCTACATTGTATGTGCCACCAGACTGTTTTAAAAATGAAATATCGACATTAAGACCAACGCCTAAATCGCTGACAACCGTCTTGGCTACTGAAACCAACGTTTTGTCTAGCGCTCCAGGCATATCAACCCCTCACGACGCGGACAGAATAGCTACCGCTGCCGCCCAAACAGTAAGCCCCAAGATAAGACTGAAGCCAAGGATAAACGTCGAATACGTTGTTAACAGTTCCAGTAGCCTGACTAGAAGTGTTATACTCCACTTCCATTTCTCCGAGCTTGACGGATTTGTATAGCCCCGTATCGCCGGTAGACCCTGTAATCGAGTCCGTGTCATTGGCCAAAGCGTTCGCTAACTCATAGGTAGCGTATTTAATGTCGTTGGGAATAGATGTACACGCCAACTCAACACGATCGACATGATAATTATTGCGAGGCCAGCTCAACGCTTGGCTTACGTCGCAACGATCACCATAAAAATTCAAGGTATCAATCCAGCGCGTGGCTGAAATCAATGATCGATTTTTTTGATCGTCTGTTTTGTCGTCCCAGTTTGTGCTACTTGGAACGGTTTCAAAATACGTGTTGGCTTCGGCCAACGTCACATAGCTGTTGGCTGTCTCGCTCTTTAATGTGGCGTTGATCGTGGCAGCCATAGCAAAAAAAGAAAGTGGCCCCACCTAATGGTAGGGCCTTTGCTCTGATCAGGAAAGATCAGATGGTGCTGGTGTCCAGCGAACTGTTGACAGTAATCTGAACCATAGGAATCAGATCGATGTCGTAGGTCGCAGACCAGTTGCCAGCAGTAGCAAGGTCGCTGTTGTTCGGATTATCGAAGCTACCACCCCATGCAGTACCCATCACATGGTACGTGGAGTGGTAGTCAACTGACAGCACGTCCTGCTTAGACAGCACGTTACGGTCAGCTTCAATCCGCAGCTCTTGCTGCACGCCTTCCATAATTGTTCCTGCTTTCGTCAGATAGCAATAGAACTCACGCTGGTGACCGCCAGTGCCAGGAGCCACAGTATTAACCTGAGGATCCATAATCACGTTCATACCGGCAAATTCACCGATAGAACGAGCACCAACGCCAACACCGCCGCCACCCCAAGTGATTGCACCACCAGTAGACAGTGCAGAAGTGGAGAAGGTCAACAGGCCAACTTGATACAGGTAGTAACCCACAGAAGGGTGAACTACCAGAGTATCCAGCTCGTCACCACGCTCTCCAAGCAGAGAGCGTCCGCGTGCTACAGCAGCAGCAGTAAGAAAGTTGTTCTCATCTGCTCCAGATGCAGCAGCCTTGCCCAGGTCTAGTGCGTTGCCAGACAAAGCAGTGCCAAACAAGCCAGCAAGCTGAGAGAACAGACGTGCGCTGTTCAGCTTGTTAATAGCATCAGCCAGTTGGTTGCGAATGTGAAGCATTGGATCTTCACCAGCAGCCAAAACTGCAATGTCATCTACGGCATACGCGAAACCGCGATGGCAGATGGTTGCAATCTGAGTGCCTGTACCGATTTTCTGCGGGGTCAGATAACCGGCTCCACTGGTTCCCCAGGTGGCAGTGCCACTCATGATCTCCTCAGTTGGAGACGTAGGGTTGAACTCAGGAACTTGAATCCGCGTACCGCCCTGACGAGAGTCTAGAAGAGCATTACGGGAGACAGCGCCAGACTTGATAAACAAGCTGCGCTCTTTGATCGCCTCAGACACATAAGTGCTGAGATTATTCCTTTTTACGATGTCCGCCAGAAGGACACCGCCGGAATAATTCTGAAATGGTGCGGCCATTTCTTATTCTAGGATAAAGTTTGCGGGGTCTCAAGTCACGGACTTGAAAGTGGTGTCCCACTGGGACTTATTTACCAGCCTCTCTACGCAGCACGGCTGCAAGATCGGGGTCGGTAGCGTCCAAGGCCATTTGCCTTGTTAAGTTAATACTACCCTCTAACCAGGGATTTGCGACACCTGCAGCACCAGCTGTCCCTGTTGCGGGCTTTGCACCCATCCCAGCAGCTGTACTAGGCTTAAAATGATGTTCAAACCCAGAACCAGGATTTTTTAACTTAGCGAGATAAACGCCAAGATCCTGCTCAACACCGCCATCAAGAATCTTGACGGCACCAGTGTCAGACTTTTTCAAATTTGACTGAACCAACTGAAGCATCTGCTCAGCGTTGATTGCACCAGCCTGGCTAATAGCAGCCAACGCAGACGTTTTCATCGCTGCAGTCTCATTCGAAACCTTCAACTCATCAAGCTGACGCTGCAGATCTACAATCTGTTGATCTTTGCTTTGGGCGGTTTTGTTGGCCTCCTCCCAAAGATCCTTCCATTGACCTTGATCTTCAAGCGTTTTACGCCGTTGATCATCCTGTTTTTTGTAAACCTCGTCTAACTTACCTTTGATGCCTTGAAATTTTTCCTCGGCTTCACTGGCACGTTGTTGAAGTGTTTGAATCTGCTGTTCATAAGCAGAAACATCGGCAGCAGCAGGTTCAGTCGCAGCCACAGGCTGTTCAGGCGACGCCACTGGCGTTTCCTGGATGACTTGTTCTTCCATTATTAGGAGTCAGTAGACTTTTCTACTTTACTAGATTTAGTGCTTTTAGCCGAAGTTTTTTTGGCTGTTGCAGGCTTTTCCTCTTTTTTGGGAGGATTGATCTCTTCAAAGCGAAGTCCCATGAGATTAGAACGTATTACTCCTCTACTGTACCGCTAGTTGGAGCCTCTGCAGCTGTAGGCAGGATTTCGCCCTGCACCAGCATGTCGCGGAACTCTTCACGATCAATGATCTGATCCTGGAACAACTGAGACATTGCAGCAATATCCTGCCCAATCAACCGCTGCAGATCAAAGTCACGACTGATTTTGACCTCCGGTGCCTCAAGACCCAAATAATTAGCTGCCATGTCATACGCTTTCTGAAGACCTTCCTCAAGATCCATCGATACCATCGATAGCATTGAATTGGTATCGATTCGATCCAAACGTCGTGCATCAGCAGATTCAGCTACGAACTTTTGCTGGCTGAGCGTGCTGATCCCCAACGTCGCCATTTGCTGTTGCAATTCTTTAATTTCTGCAGATTGCGCTTCAAAAGCATTAGCTGCCGGCTCCACGTAATAGATCTTATTGCCTGGTTGCGTTGCCATCGCATAATTTACGCTGATTGCGACGTCCTTAGTCTGATCGTCCCAACCCTCCATCACCAGCATTGGCTGCGAAGCAATATGCAGACTATGGATCAGGTCAGCCTGTCGCTGAAAATGAGCCAAGTTCAAATGTGCAATATCCAGCAACGGCGGACGACTGGTCATTGTGTCCGTCTTGTTCGCATAAACAGTGACTAACGGTATTTGCTCCAATGAGTAAGGGCCTGATTCAACCAGCTCGTACTGCGCTGTAGCGTCGGATTGATCGAACGAAGAGGGGTATGGGTACTGCCCTTGCATCTCCTTACGTTGTTCTGCCTGTCGAAACACGCGATAACGACCCGGCTCAATAACACGGATTTGGTCATAGACTTTTTCTCCAAATTCACCGTCAGGAACTACAGCTTTTTCACCAATTCGTACTTGAGTAAGATTACCGTAATTGGTTTCGCGGTCCAGTCGCCAACCGTACACATTGGTTGGATCCACTTCAATCCAATAGGGCCGACGATTAAGAGCACGCTCCTCTGCAAGACTTCTTGCATCCGAAGGCGCAGGAAAATCAACCAACGTGTGACAGTGCCCATAAGTCAGGGCACAAATCAGGAGTCGTCGAGCGTATTCATCTAAATCAGATCCACAGCCATCGACGTCTTTGTTGAAGACATCTGTCCAGTATGGATCGCCTTGAACACTAATGGGCTTTCTTAAGATCAATCCAGCTGCCGCACGAATCAATCTTTGTGTATATGGCGTAAAAACAGCTCGATTTACTCGCGCTAAATACGCTGAATAGTCTTCGCGTGGCTCTAAAGGCAAAAAAGCTTCAGAATTGTCACGAAGATATTCCGTTCCAGCAGTCACGGCCTTCATAATCTCCCAGCCCTTCATCTGGTCGATTACAGCCCGTGTTCGCACAAACGGACTATCAACACTTCCCATATAGGAAGAGCTGACCAAATGCGTTCGTACTAGACCTGGAACGGAATACGTCATTGACCTGTTTTAGTTAGAGCAGCCCCATCGTCTCCGAGCGGCTTTTCCTCTTTCACCTGTCCAGCTTTTGCTACGAGCGCAAAAAGATTTTTTACGTGCAGCCTCAGCTTTTGTCTTGGGTTTTCCCGTAACAGGTGGCTTGAGATTGGATCCTGTCTCACGGTTGTAACGAGCCCGACCTTTGGCAGTCAAGCCAGCACCCTTGCTAGCCGGAAGTTTTTCACCCCGGCCAACACTTAAACTAGGACCACGCTTTCGCTTTTTACGCTCAGCCATGACCTAAGCCTCACTCAAGGTTGGAAGTGATAGTGCCGCTGGTAATGAAGTTGCAAGTGGCAATAACCAAGTCACCAACTGTAGAAGTAATGTCCATGCTGGTAATAATTCCAGCAAAGCTTACAGAATCAGTATTAGTGGTGCTGCCAGTGGTAAATAACTCAAAGCTTGCATCGGCAGCATCGCTGGTTTTTACGATATCCTCAATCAGTCCAGCTTGTCCAGTTGCGTCAGGATCGTAAACTAATTCGACTGTACCAGAGCCGGAAATCATGCTGCCAACAAAGCTACGGAAAGTATCTCCGTGCTTAGTGGTATCCAATGTTTCTTTGCTAATGTTTAGGCTCCAGCTGCGAGTGCCGACGACTGGAGCAAGTGAGCCAGAACCAGTTTCAAACTGAACTGAGCCCTGTTCTCCGCGTAGAACAGCCATGAGTTGACAAAAGAAGGGTTATACCCCTCATTCTAACCTGTCAAGCTCGGTAAGCCATCACTTCTTAGACCGCTTTGCCTTAGATCCCGGCTTTCGACGCTTATGTTGATACCCGATCTTCTTTGAACTGGTCTTCTCACGCTTAAATCTAGCCTTCTCCGCTGGACTCATCTCCTTTGTCGTCTTCGGCGTCTTGTCAGATACACGCTTCGATGGACGACACGCAGGATAATCCCGCTTCTCCCCCTTGGAACGCCCACACGGCTTCCCGGTCTTTACGTCGACCCACTTCTCCGCAAACCATCGCCCCAATCCACCACGGGGTTTAGCGGCGCTTTTTCGCTTTTTTTCCGCCATCGCTTACCTTCCGATAGGTGCCACCACGCTTCTTATACTCGCGCACCAACCATGCATTCGCGTAAGCGCTGGGATAAACAGCAAACTTACGCTTCGCCTCGGCTTTGACGCGAGAATACAGCGCCTTGTTCGTAGGCTCGTTCCTACTTGCCACAATCACACCGCATCTTCTTAGAGCCTTTGCTCATGCCCTTCTTCTTGGTGCTTTTCTTAGTGCCCTTTTTGGCACCATTTCCATAATGGCCAGGCATAGCAGTGATGAGGATCTGTCACCATCCTAACGGGTCTTGGACGCATATTCCAATGTCACACGCCGCTCCTTCCCCGCAGGCGACGTCCAACGGTTAAAAATTATCCTAATTGACTCGTCTAGCACTTCTTCGGGTGGCTGCACTGTACTCCATTGATAATTACAATCCCTGCACTTACGCATTCGCACAAAATCATCATCCTGAGACGTAAACCGCCCCAAAACAACAACATCCTTTGACTCGCACGCTGGACATGTTGGTGCGTTTAGTGCTCGATGACCCACAAAAAATCAATACAAACGATAGGTCGTAGTCCCCATGGCCTCTGGTTTGGCCAAGTTGAACTGCTGCAAAACAAGATAGCCGAAAGCGTCGAACGCATGGTCCACTCCTAAATTTTTGTTGGGCAACCCGGTCCCAGGCGCATACGTCAAAGTCCGTAGTGACTTGATCAATTCCTTACATCTAGGATGAATCTTTACTCTCCGCGCTCCAGAAGCATCTAGCAGGCCCGTATTGACTGCCGTAATTTTGTCGCGGATCTTCCACGGTGCCTTGGGACTCTGAACCGTAAAGCCGTTTCGCCTTAAAATAGCGTGGTCCGTTACGCCAACACCACTTGTCTTTCGTGCTCCGCCAGTAGGGTCAGGACACGCTATAACTCGTCGCTCCACACCGTATCGACGGGTAACCTCCTCCGCAAAATCCCATGTTGTTGCACCGCCTGTCAGCATAATTTCGTCAAATACATATAAAGTGTCTGCATCCTTTACTGCACAAATGCCAGACATAGGATCCACGTTAAAATCAACGCCCAATAACAACGGTTGAATTGAAATATCCTTTGCATCTGTTGAAATGTTGTCGTCTGAAAAGCTGATCGCAACCAAACCAGTTAAATTCTCGAAGCTTGCTTCAAACTCTTGCCGAAATGTTCGAGAATCTAATTGAGCGCGGGCTGCTTCAACCTCATGAGCACTAACATTACCGCCTTCAATCGTTGTATAACTCCATCGCTGCCATTCTCCTGTCTCGTCCTCTGGCACATAACACCACAAGTCATAAAACCAGCTAGCTGTACCGTCAGGTGTTGAAATAAATAATGCCCACCCCTCCTTATCCGCTAAAGCAGGTCGAATTACCTCAAACCATACCTCCGCATCCATAAATGCAGCCTCGTCAAGCACTACCCCAGATAAACTGCGGCCCCTTAACGCCATCGCGTTCTCTGTACCCTTCAATTCGATCGTTGAACCGTTAATCAGCTCGATCCTTAGGTCCGTCTCGTTCTTAGTCTTGATCCATACCCTTGGTACAAGCTTCTTTAATGCTCTCCAAGCAATGTCCTTTGCCATTCGATACGTCGGAGCACAATAAAAAAATGTCTCTCCCGGTCGGTTGATCGCTCCACGTAACAACTCCACGCATGACAAGTACGATTTCCCAAATCGACGCCCCGCTACCAATACTCGGAAGCGCTTTTCGCTCGAAAATACTTGGCCCTGTGCCCATCTCAGGCTTACAGGTGCTGTTTTTTGACTCATACCTATCACATTACACGCTTTTTCAACCCCTACCCCCCTCCCGGCGTGCCAAAATGACCCCCATACCGTTAATATCGTAAAAAAGGTCGATTTGATGGCTGACACTGACCGCACCACACGAATTAAGCAAGATCGCATCCGTAGGCTGTATCGCCGTCAGCTTGATGGCCTCTCCGCTAGAGCACTCGTTTATGATCACGCCGAGAAAGAACAGTGCTCTATCCCAACCGCTTGGCGTGATTGGGCTGAAGTTAAACAGCTCGTTGATGAAGACTGGCAGGCTGATCGCGAAAATATGCTTGCTCGCCTTCAGCACATGCGTACCAAACTCTTCCATCAAGCCCTTAAGAAAGGCCAGCTCCAAACCGCTAGCCAAGTCCTTGACTCCATCGGACGTGTCATCGGTGAATCCGTTGAAACCGTCAATATCCAAGCACCCGACCTGAAAATCTCTATCGAAAATAAAGGCGACTAGCCTACACGCTCCAATAAAACCAAACCCTGCCCCCCGCCTATAGGGGGCTTTTTTATTACACGAATGCTGTTGAACAGATATATGTTTAGGTTCCCCGCCCTGAGCAAGCGGCTGACACTTTTGCAACTGCACCCCCCAAAAAAAGCCGGGGGTCAATCGACCCACCGGCTCCAATTTTTTAACCACTCTTCAGTCTCTTCTTCTTCAGTTTTTTTGTTCAAGATTTCGTGACAAATGTTTAAAGAAGTTTCAACCTGTTGGAGTTGTTTTTTGAGCTGTTCAGATAGTTTCATTTGGTTGCGTAGGTTAACTACTCTTTTAAGATAGCACAGGAGAGGAGGGAAGTCAAGTGATATTTGATAAGCATTCCTGATCACACTCGTGTCTCACATTAGTTATAATTCGTAACTTAAAATCTTGCCCGGATGGCATCATTTTTGCTATACTACAGGAGAAGGGCAACCCTTCACCTTGCACCTAGAAAACGCGGTAAACCCGCTTCATGAGCCTGAGCTGATAGCTAATTAGCCTCTGATGCGACCAGTGCGGGTTATCCTCGCCAGCGTTCGCACCGCCGGAGACTGACTCACCGCCTCACGGCGACGCTATCAGTGAAGGACGATAAACCAACCCTACCAACTCCACCATGAAGTCATTTTGTGAGCTATTGGCGGCCGTTGTGGCTGCCGGGTCGTTTGGCGCTGCTCTCGCATTAACTGCGGCAACGGAGCCAGGGGCGTTCCATCATCACAGTGGGACTCAACGTTATGTGCGGGTCGTACGATGAGAACAGAAATCCTGGCAAGAATAGTTAACATTTTTCCCGATTCGTTTATGTGGTTTTTCCCTGTTTCCGTAATTCACAGAAGCATAGAGATTAGTCGCATTAAATCATCGAGGGCGATTCAATGACTATTTCTGAATCATTGTTTCACCTTTCGCGGGTTTCGTCTAATAAAAAGACGGGACCGATCGCAGTCACGACGACATCAAAAAATAGTTGTCCGAAGGATTGCGGAATGCGCGAAGTTTGTTATGCGGCATCGGGTCCGCTTAATCTTCACTGGAATGCCGTTTCAAGCGGTCAACGTTCCAGGGGATGGCGGGATCATTTGGATGATCTTTCTACTTTGCCAGTTGGTTCAGCGTTACGGTTGAATCAAGCTGGTGACTTAGTGGCGGGGATGTCCGGTCGATTGTCTCGAGCTTTTCTCAATGGCCTTGTGTCTGTTGTGAAGGCTCGCAGGCTGCAGGCTTGGACGTATACGCACCATGATCACATGATCGGCGAGAATGCCAAACTGCTGAGGCGTGCTAATCGTGAGGGCTTGCGGATCAACGTTTCGACAGAAACAGAAAAATCTGCAGACCGTGCGATAGCTGCAGGCCTTCCGGCTGTATTGGCTGTCTCAAGCCATGAAAGCCGAACAGTTTGGAGAACAGCAGACCGAAATCTAGTTAAGGTTTGCCCTGCTCAGATTCGGGACACTGACTGCAGTCGATGCATGTTATGCCATAAGCGAGGTTCAAAGGTGATTATCGCTTTTCTCGCGCATGGTATTAGAAAAAAAACTGCAAATTTGTTTCTATCACCCGCCTAATGGCGGGTTTTTCTCATGACTCACGAAATCACCGCCGCAGACTGTACATGGGCAGAGCTTCACTTTTCTGATTTAGGTGAGGCTCGGGAACATTTGAACGATTTAATCCAGACCAGGAAAAGTTTAGAAAGCATGCAAAGGCTTAAAGTTTTTGCGATTTCTGACGTTCCAGGGGCTGACATTGGTCGAATTGATCAACAGATCAAAGCGCTTGAGGAGGAGGAATCGGAATTGTCCGATTTAATCGCTGAATGCGCCTTAAATGATTTGTTTGATTAACAGTAAAATGACCCCGGTTTATCCGGGGTTTTTTTATGTTTACGTTCCAATGATCAGGAGTTGTAGCAGCGGATGGCAGCGCCGTCTAATTTGGCTCTGACAAGTTTGGATCGAATCCAGGCTAAGCGGCCTGAATGGCGCTTGCCGTCGTTGGTGGTTTTGAATGCGTGAATGGCTTCGAGGATGAGTTCCATCTCATCGGGGCAGAGCCATTCGGTGTCGGGTTGCGCTTGCGGTTTTTCCATTTCCTCTGTATTGTATTACAAGAGACGGGGATCAGTGGGAATTCTCACTGAGAACCGCCTCCGCTCCAACAAAACCTAACACCATGAAACATCGAACCTTGCTCAGTTTTTCACTTGAAAATGATCCTGTCGTCACTATTGAACTGGGTTGTATTACTGCAGCCGATGACTCTGGTGAATCGATCATCATTCACACCGGCCTAACCTGCTTGAATGCTGCAATTTTGGATTACGTCAAAACTTGCAACCGTCCGTTCCAAGATCAACTAATTCAAATCCTCACCGATCAAATCAGACCAAGCCAAACCGATGCAAACTGATTACCATGAAAAGGCGCGACTTATTCGTGAAGAATCCACAAGCATCATTGCTTCATTGCACGCAGAAGGCCTCAGCCGTAAAGAGATCACTGACATCCTGGTGGCTGACCATGGTGTTCCCCAATCCTCTGCTTATCGTTTCTACTCTGCTTTTATCTCGCAACAGGAGGAGGAACCGTGGGGCAATCCAGCACTTAACACCACAAGAACTAAGGCGATACAGGCTCTGGAACGACTCCTAGAAGACGCGGAAAACCGCGACGATAAAACAGAGATTAAAGAAATCTCATCCATCATCCTCAAAGCTATCAAACGATGACTGACATCATCAGAATCGACACCATTGAACCCCTGGACGACAATCCGGGGGTGATGGCGTTCCAACAACATCCGATCACCTATGAAGTGATCGCGTGGATTGACGATATGGTCCAGACTTCTCCGGCGATACTTAATCCGCCAGACATTGCTGAACCTGCACAGTTTAGTCCTGCAGAATGCAGAGCTGAATTCACACTAGAACCAGGAGAGCTTCGGCCTCCTGTTAACGCTCCAATGATGGAGATCATTCAGTTTTTGGATGGTCTTGATCTCGACTGGCAACCTACCGGATTCAATTGATGGCATTGACCACACGAACAGAAGCTGAACGTTCCATCACACAGCTGTTGTGTCTGATCCTAGGAGGGAAACATGCTAATGCTTCCTCTCACCTCTCTCAGAGCCTCCCAGAGCGCTTAGAGCTGTGCTTCAAGCTAGTTCAGGGGGAGATGCAGCAAGCCATCACCAATGGCGATCCAGAAGTCCTTGGTTCAGCCATGACAGCGGGACAGCGCAAACTCACTAGCCTTCAATCCCTTAGCACTCTTAATAAATTGATTGAGGAGTGTGAGTGGAATGACTGAATACGAATCCACTAAAATTCAACGTGCTCTCGACATCCTTAAAGGTGTCGTAGAGCGCGAGGATAAACGCCACATGATGGATGAACAGCTTACCGCTTCAATGCGAAACCTTCTGGAGTATGAGGTCATTCCTCAGCTGGAAAATGAGCTTGATTACGATCCAACACCACAAACCGCTTACGATTTCTTTCATTCATGAACTACTCTACAGATTGGCAGCCAGTCGCACCTTCCACTCGTGCAGGTTCATCTGGCAAGTTGATTCAATGCCCAAACTGCAACGCAGTTCGTCGCGTCTACCACTTCTCATGGTCTGCGCTCCAATGCTCTCAATGCGACACCATGGTCGATAAGTACGCTTGGAGCTGTGAATCCTATGAACACAAACATCATCTGGCACCACAACAGGTTGATGCCATTGTTGAAAGTCATCTTCTGAAACGCGAAAAAAGACGCGCGTACCAGAAAAACAACTGGGCTCAAATTAATTTGAGGCTTCGCATTGGCAGTGACACACTGATCCAACTTGACAAAGCTAGAGGCGATATTTCACGCCTCGCATATGTCCAAAGCCTAGTAGAACAAGCTATGTCTAAACACGACTCATGAGCAGCAAACTTAAAGGTAAACCTCACTCCCCAGAAGGTTCCCGCGTTCCAACAGACCTTCTGCCGAAAGCGATTCGCTATGAAGCAGCTAGAGCAGTTGTATTTGAACGACAGGGCAAACCTGATCACGCCAGTGAATGCCTCAAACTAAAACGCTTCTATGAACGTAGAGCAATGGAAGAATGCCTAGACCCAGGGCCAACCTAATTCCACATCTCTCGACCATCCGTCCTCCTCCATAGGACGCTCCAAAACATACAATCTGAGCAGGCGTTTCATCTCTTCGAGATCGACGTCTGCTTTTTTTGCACCTATCGCTACGTTGTAACGTAGGTGATATAAATCATCTAAGATTTCGTCGATCAATCTAACGCTCCAAGATCAAGCATCGCCATATAGTTATCAAGCCGTTCTTGCCATCGGCATTCACAGCCTCTCATCTCAAGTTCGCTCAACATCCTGAGCTGAACATTACCGTTCGGTTTCGCAATTACCACCGCTCCAGCATCAACACGAATTCCAGCTCTCTCATGAAGAGCCATACTGTAAGCGCCCAGTTGGTCTTGGTGATCTTTTAGCCATGCCTCAGGCTTATCAGCCTCACGGCTGGTCGTCTTAAAATCACAAATTGTCAGGCCCAGTGGTGTGTCGATCAGGGCGTCTGCTGTCCCCGCAAACCCGCCTGAATGACTCACACTAAATTCCGACGCATGAATGGCCGTTACCGTTCCACTAACCAGCCAATCTGATAAACCTCTGGCGTACTCACGGGCGGGCCATGCAACTTTCGGCGCTCCTTCCATCGACTTCTTAAGTGCCCAGGCGGTGATGGCTTTTGGAGCGCGTGCCAAACCATCATCCCAAATAGACCACGATCCTTTCTTGTTGGCACTCTGACGGGCCAGCTTCGCTGCGGTCTTGAGCACGTACTCACAATGCTCATGAGCGATAGTCCCCCGATCGCAAGCAAGCTCACGCTCCAAACCACTGCCGGCTCGCTTTGACCAACGTTCCAATGCATCCTTCTGTGCTTGAGGTGCGGTGTGCTTCAGGATATGCGTGACAGAGTGATAAATCTGTCCGTCTTGATCCCGATAAACCCTGAATGGGCCTGAATTGTCCTGCTCTAACTGCCAACGCCGTAACGAAGCCAGAATGTTCTGCGGATCAGCTTCAATCGTCGTGGTTGGCATGGTCCTCTAACCATCGTTTGCGAAGCTGCTCAGCCTTTGGCTCCACTAGGTGAGCGCTGGAGACAACTCCGGTCAGATTACCGACCGTGACAGCCACGCAGCCGTCTTCCATGAATGTCGTTACGGCTTCTGGTGGTTCTGGCATTAGACGCTCCTTCCCGAGACTAATATACTTACAAATCAGGTTTTAGCAATACCTGAAGCTCCTGAATCAATGCTGCAGAAAACTCGCTCCCTGCTTTGACAACAATCGTTTGAGCAGCTTTGGCTGGATCAGTCAGTCGAACACTTGGAATGTCCTTGATAAATCCAGCAGCAATAGCGGCAGCACGGGCTGATCGGTACTCACCTCGCTCCAGCTGCTCAGCAATTTCTGGGTGATCACGCCTGAGCCGGGCTTTGATGTAGTCGGCGCTTTCACTGCCTCTTTTCAACGTGCGGTCCGCACCTTGATCTTGCTGGGCTTGCTCCGACCGTCGATCACCACCGTGACGACTCAGGATTGCTTTCGCTGGAACCTCTGCTTGAAGCTGTTCTGGATGCTGCAAGTGCAGCAACCTCACTCCTTCGACAACTTGCTCAATCCACGCAGCAGGTCGATGAAACACTTTCTCGCAAAACTCGTTCCAATTCGGATCGATCTGCTTCCAGTAGTCATCGCGCTGCAGCTCAAGCACCGTTCCAACAAGCCCTCTGCAATCAGAGTCAGCAACAAACGCAGACTGTTCTGCAATCAGTCGTCCATGCTGATTCCACCAGTCCAAAGTCTTGCCTACAAAGCGAGGCTTTCGATTTGGGTCAAACAAAGTCTCCAGATCGGAAACATTCACAGGTTTAGCCATGGGAAATTAAAGCGAATGTGATCAAGAGGGTTAGAGGCGGACTTTAATTCGTCATTTATTGATTTAACCCATTCATACTTACGAATAAGCTCTTCGATATTCATCTCATCAGTACTCAAGCGAGTTTCACGAACCCAACGCCTATGAATCGCTTTGTGTAAATCACCAATTATTGACTTAACAGCAGTGCCGCCCGCTGCTTCTGCCTTGATTCGAGCGACATTCTTGGCTAAAGACCTTACAGCTTCAGCAACCTTGCCTCTTGCCTCCTTTAGCTGTTCAGTAGTTGAAACACGCTTAGGTTCTACATCGAAGATTTTTCGCAAACGAGCGTCAATCTCATCGTCCGAAGCGTTTTTCAGAGCATCAAGGTTAGTGCGAGCCTTTGCTCGCGCTTCTGACGCTGAAATCATCTCGCCACCTACTGGATAATAAAACTCCTCGCCTGTGTATTGAGCGTTAAGAATAAAAAAATCAGGGATGTTATAAATCGGAACACCTGAACTACTACGCTCGGTATCGTTAAATTGCTCCTCATCGTCCTCTGGAAGCAATGTATTATCAGCCAGGCTTTTCATGTAATCCAAGCCAGGATGATCATCTGATACAAAAATCCAGCACTTATCCTTTCTTGCTCGCGCTCCAGTGTCAGGCTCTAGCGCATAATTTCGCCGCAGTCCTCTACCAATCATCTGCTTGAGCTGTACGCTCTCGTTGACAAGGTTCAAAAACAACAGGACTGAACATTTAACGTCGTTAAACCCTTCTGTTGCTTTCTTTACTTGTACTAAAACATTAAACTGACCGTCCTTGAACCGCTGAAGAACTAAACGGTTCTCAGACTCAGACCTGCCAATAACCTTCTTGGTTCCGTCGTCTCGCACAACTGTTGACTGAACGCCAATCCAATCAGCAACTTTTGCTCCAGCGATATCATTCATTTGATCACAAACGCTTTTGGCGTGACCAACGCCAAGCGCAAAAACCAGCATCTTGTGCTGTCCCTGATTCTCAGCATTCAGTTCGTCCAACTTGCCTGAAGCGTCAAGCAAAGCTCTGTGTAAGTATTTAGGCAGATAACGGAGATCTCTCTTGACCTCCGCTCCAGAAATGTCTTTACCGTCAGCTTGCAGCTCTTTGACTAGATCGCTTGTAGTAAACCGCTGAGGAGAGTTTTCTTTGCCAAAGCTGATGTCCAAGGCATATTCACTGCTTCTGACCACAACTGGCCTAATTGCGCCCTCCTCAACTGCGTCAACCAGACTGATTTGAACGTCTGGCTCTCCACTGACAACCTTTTCGGCTTGGTCTGTTCGATTAGGTGTCGCTGAAACCGCAAGCTCAAAAACAGCAGAACTTCTAACAGAAGCAATGCTTTTACCCCAACTGTTGTTCCTGGCGTAACGATGATACTCATCAAGAGCCAAAAACCATTTGCCGCTGGTCAGCAAATCACTGATAGTCGCAATACTGCCGTTGCCTAAAGCTTGAACGGTAGTAACGAATATCTCTGCTTCGTTCCTCCTGTGACTTCTCAGCGCAAGATTGCTGTTTGCTTGTAAAGCGGCTGTAATTGGCGCACCAATTTGCGCCATGTCTTGCTCAATCTCTCCTAAATAGCTTTGCAGCTGCTCATCGGAAGGAACAACAATCAAAGCCCGATTGACCACACCCTGCGACTTGAGCAATGCATAGGCAGCACAAATTACAAATGTCTTGCCGTACCCAGTTGGCAACTCAGCAGCTAAAAGCCTGGCCTGCCTTGGCCCTGATTGAGCGTCATCAAGCAGATTCAGGACACGTTCCTGACCCTTCCGTAGCTTGATCGATGACGGCAGCTGCCATCTAAACAAGTCTTTTGTTTGTGACATGAAAGGCACAGAGCTTGAAACTCTGCAGTCGATGATCCGCCTCCCATCGACAACGGCACCACATGATCACACTCAAAACGCTCTCCGATCTCTTGACCGCAGAGCGCACACCGATAGTCCTGTAGTGCTAATAAGGCACGTTTTTGACGCTTGGTGGCGTAAGGCATGACTTGATAGTCGGTGCCGCCATCTTGGGCAGCACAAATATCTTACTCGAAAAGGGGCCTTTAGGCCCCCGTTCCAAAATCAAGCCTCACTAAACGGATCACCGCCGCCGACAAGTCGGCTTAAGTCGAACCCTGCCTTGTCTACGGCTTTCCAAGCCTTCTCCATCTCAGCTTCATCATGCTCGTCCTCATCACGGGGAACGATCAGAAGCTCATACTTCACCATGTCAGCCTTGATCTTTGACAGCTCGAAGTCCCAGTCCAGCAAATTACGGCTGTACTTCTTGTTCAAGCCATACTTTGCAAACTGACGTGCCAATGAAATGTGAGACACTTCGAGCACTTGGACGCGATTTGTGTCCCAGTTGTAAACAGGCCAGGTCAGGCATTGTGAAGGCTTACGCACTGCAGTCTTTTCAAAATTCATAGACTGCACGTAATCCTTGCCAAGTTCTAGCTCAATATCTTCTTGGCTAGGTTGCTCAACAAAACGAAACGGCTTCATTTTGTCGTTCTCCTTGGCAATACCCCAGACAAGCCAGTATTCGAGCGGGTCTTGCTCCAATAATGCAAAGTTTGCAGGCTTGCCTTGATCAAGTTTTGTGTACCGCAAATAATCATCTGCGGATGAAGAACCTTCGTTCTCTTTTTCGATTGAAGCTAGGAAACTGTCTGAGAATTTCACGAGAAGTTGTCGTGTGGGTTATCGCGTCTCAGTAAGACGCTTTGATACTGTAAGAGGGGATTGCCTGTCTGTCAAGCTGGGCTAAACTAAAAAAAGACCCGACCAAGCCCCGCAGCAAAAGGGCTTAACCGGGTCATACCCTCTCCGCTCCAATCTTACATGGCTTTTCAGGACTTCGTCAACACTCTCCCTGAGGGACTTGTTTACGCACCAATATATAAAAAAGGTGCCAAAATGCTATCTGGCAAATTGGCTACTGGCAAAAACCCTTTGGAAGCCAGTTACGAACAAAAGTTTGGCCCTGCTGATGTCGCTCTAGCTATTAAACGTAACCCTGATCTTCAGGCTGTTGGCATCTTCACTGGTATTCGTGGCAACGGTATTGTCATCCTTGATGTTGATCGTGGGCTGAAAAAACATCTTCGCGCCTGGGGCACCTCCCTCAACGGCGCTCCAATAATTACATCCACCAAGACTAACGCCGCTAAATATCTTTTTCGTGTTCCTGAAGAATTATGGGCTGATGTAAAAGGTCATGGTCTTCGCAAGGAAGATGGTGGAGACTATGAAATCCTCTGGGGTCGCCAGGGTGTTGTCTTCGGCGCTTATCCAGGCGGCAAAGTTTCTACGCCTGGTGAATATCACTTTGAGGGCAACCTAGATAAAATACCGACAGCTCCTGATTGGCTGCTAGCTGAAATGAAGCAGCCGCCACGTACCATCACAAAAAAAGATCTGGATTTCTCTGATCGCACTCAAGACGAGATTGCCCAGATCGTTCATGAATGCCTCTCTGTCATTACGCCCCAAGGGAAAGGCACCCGTGATCACTGGATCAAGATCGGCATGGCGATCAATTCCACGCTGCCAAACGATCTTGGACTCATGTTGTGGTCAGCCTGGTCAGCCGAAGATCCTGATTACGCTAATGAATGGGAAGATTACAATCCCTGCGAAGAAGTCTGGTATTCGTTCAGCGGCAATGGTGTTGGCCTTGGCACTCTGATCTGGCTTGCAGACCGGGAGGATCCACAACGTAAACGATTTTCAGAAGACACTGCAAAAATCGTTCAATCCGCAGAAGCCAAAGTTGTAACTGAAATCCGTCAGGCCACTCTTGACTTCGCTGAAGTCATGCGTCGTGCCAAACAAATTCTTGATCTTGATAACCCGGCTGAGGTAAATTACAAGCTAAATTCTTTGGCTCTGCAGGCTGGTTATCGCGATCAGACTGCTTTGGAAAAACTGATCGTCGATCAGATCGCTTACGAAAAAGCTCAATCACTTATGACTGTTGAAAAACTAATGGAGCTTGATGAAAAGCGTGGCTACCTTATCCCTGATGTTCTTCCGCATCCTTCTGTCATCCTCATCTATGGCGCTGGTGGTGATGGTAAATCCACTGCGGCTTGGGCGCTTGCTAAGCACATCGCAACTGGCAAACCTTTCAAGGTTCGTGGTGCTGACGTCCCAACAACGCAAGGCCCTGTTTTGCTTCTCAACGGTGACCAGCCTCTGATCCAGTTAAAGGAACAGCTGATTGAAGCTGATTTTCCGATCACTGATCAAACCTTTATTCAAACTGATTGGCAACTTCAAAGGTATGCTCAGTTCATTAAGTTGATGGAGACTTATAAGCCTAAGCTTGTTGTTATTGATTCTTTGATTGGTTGCTCTGGTGGTCGGGCGTTTGATGAAAACAAATCTGATTTCGCTACTCCGTTGTACTGGTTGACCAAAAACAACGGTGATCTTTTCCCCGCTACCACCATTCTGATCATCCACCATGCCAACAAAAACGGTGGATTCCGGGGCACCTCAGCCATCCGTGACGCCGTAGATGAAACATGGTCTCTCAAGCGGAGTGAGCCAGACCCCCAGAAACGCTCCAAACAGCAACAGCAGCTGCAGCCGCATGAACGGCTCATTGAGGTGGAGAAGAGCCGCTCAGGCCGCTCTGGGACGCATCTCATCCTTGGACAGGACGATGACCTCAACTTCTACATTGCTGACTTCACGCCTGAGATGGATCCAGACGACACCACACCCTCCTCTGTTCAGGGTCGTGTGCTGAGTCGCTTGAGAACCGCTTACCCCGAGTCACGCACCAAAACCGATCTCCTCGCTGATCCGCTGGTGGCTGGTTCTGCTGCCGCAATCAAGAAGACGCTCCAAAGACTCGAAGCTCAACAACTCATAGTCTCTTACGTCCCAAAAAATTCTCGTTCCAAACAATACACAGCTAATCTCGCGCGTGGAGAGGGTCAGAGGCTGTCCCCTTTTGGTACGGATGCCAGTGATGGAGCGGGATCTGATGCGGGACAAAGCTTAGGGGACATTGATCTTGTCCCCGAGCTTGCTGATGGAGCGGTTGAGATTCAGCTGACTGAAGAACAACAGGGACAAGTCTGACTGTCCCTATAGGCTGTCCCCAACTAAATCCCTTGGCATCACTGGCATTTGGAGCGTTGGGGACGTATTTCACATCTATACGCGCGCGAGAATGAACTGGACTGAGATTTTGGAGCGTGCCGGCGTACCAGAGCCACCTGGCTACCATGAAACTGTAAAATTAGTGATGGCTAGGACATATATCAAATCGTCTCAAAAGCAAAAGTCAAAACGCAAAAAGAAGTAAATTCTTCGCATGAAAGAGATCAAAGCGTACCTGCCGCCTGAGCTTGTAGACCAACTCTCTAGTCAGGCCAAAGAGCAAGGTATCAATCGCTCAGAGTTGATTCGCAATCGACTCATGGCCTCCCAGTCCGACTTCAAACTTTCTCCCAATGATTTTCAGAAAACTGTTATTAAAATTCGTCGCCGCTATAGCTATGGTCTGGACAGGCAACAAGCCGAAAGCGTTGTTGCTGCAGTCATCTCCGAACTCTTTAACAACATCCAAAATGACCAGAAAAATTAATTTTCACTACTGCCAAATTCTCAACGATCCAAACATGCCGTTAGCTATCGCAAGATATACGGCTTATGATGATCAAGATCAAATTTATGCAGTTTCGCAAGTTACTTATGAAAACAACTCAGACTATTTTCAGTCTGAAATCTCTTCAGCCCTTGAATGTGGAGTTGATGTGAGCATCCTAGCGCCAGCTCCCCTGTCAGATTTTCAAGAGCTTGAACAATTTGTTGGCACATGAGGTATGTTCAGATCTTTCGACGAAATAAAGATTGGATTGTTTTAACCGATGATCATACAGTAACGTTCCATCAAACCCTTGCTGGAGCGATGGAACATGCCTCCGCCCAAATCAGGACGCCAGCTTATTCTGGAGCGGCTTTACAAGGCCATGAATCTCTCGACTACTGCTGACCTCCAAAGAGCTGCAATGTTTTTGGAACGGGCGCGAGAGATCCGCAACGGCTGTCGCAACCAGCGCAACACCTCCCGCTCCAATCAACGCACAGCCTGGAAAAAGCGTGTCGATGATTCCGTTACATGGTAACGTTTGGCTAGCACATTATTGAGCAATGGCGACCAAACATGGTAACCGTGTCTATATCCAAGTCTTGTTAGAGCCCTATCGGGGCGAGTTGTTCCTGCTAGAAGCCGAAAAACAAAACCTCAAACCCTCCGCACTCTTAAGGCAACTAGCGTACGAATACGTCGCAGAAAACGTTGATGAAGAAACCTACTGTGATGCCATTGTTAAAGACAAACAGAAATGGCAAGAAGCAGTAGATGCAAGGCTTTTGGGACGTGCTCAGTCCCGCGCAGCAGTCATTGAATCGTCGAATGAAGCGATATGAGCGACTGCCTGCTTTAATAATTTAGATTGGTGCCAGCTCTGTCTCGCTAAGGCCACACATAATTGAGACAAGACCTCTATATCACTGCAACTTTCAATCTCACGCACTGACCGTTCCAAACCTAATTCCTCTTCAAGGGTTTGCCCCACGATCATCCAGTCGGCCCAGCCCATTGGATTCCTGCAAAGTACACTTCTCCGCATGATAAGCGCCATTTTCGTGCATGTGAACCACGTCGTGAATCCAAGGCACCATCCATTCATGCACAGGAAAACAATTATCCCAATTTGTGGGGTGAGCGCAAGTGATCACAACTGTTGTAAAGAAGCTGTGTATAAATGCCCATACCCAGTAAAGATCACTCATTGTCCACCAAGATCACCCAGCCAGTTCCAGGGCCTTCTACTTCCCAGCGTGGCTTGAACTCACGTTGAAGAACTTTGACGTCGCGACCTTTATGCGGGTTTTTATGGCCGCCTTTGACTAAGTCTGGTTCGCCTCTAGGGTCTTGCATAATCCAACCCGGGTCAGCACTATTCTTGCCGTAATATCCACTGATTACGCTCCAATGCCCACACCCCATCCCACCGCAACCAATCGAATGACCAAGGCTCAAATCGCCGTGATGATACCAACCAACCATCACAGGTCTTGCGTTTTCTAGCTCTAGCTCTACTAAGTCTGCATCGCCATCATTCCGAAACTGCACGTTTAAACCCAAACTTTCTAACGTCTCAATTTGCGCCTGAACAGACGTCGTGTCACCAAACTTGGCGCGAATCTGATTATATTCATCATCTGTTTTAACCTTATTATAAAAAGCTGCCACCATCGCTGCCGCTGAGCTGAAACACTCTCGATAACCAGTCCCTGTGATGTTATCGTGCTGGGTGAAGTATGGCATGTAAATCTCTTGATCATATCCAGATGCCTTCCATGCCTCAAACCATTCGGCATCCGTCTTAAGTAATTCCGGGTCAATGGATTCTTCAAGCTGTTTAACAGCTGCAAGTTGGTGAGGGGAGTCATTTCTGAAATGTTCAAAGAAAGGTAGCAATGACAGCAAGCCCACGGAAAACCAAATGCGTTGCTTCATTCTAACGAGGCTTGGCAACTAGCATTTAGCCCAGCAGTGTACGCAGCTCCAAACAATAAGCCAGAAAGCCCTATAAATCCGGCTGCCGCTCCACCAAGAAAAAACCAGCCTAGGGCTAATCCCCAATGTGGCTTCACTTCTCTACCCTGCTGGTTGGGAACAGATTCTGCCTCACATAATCCACAACACGATCATCAATCGTTGTGTCAGTTGTCTTGGCATATGCCTCCAACATCTCGATCAGCATTTTCTTGACGCCTTCAGACTGAAGGAACCTGAACAAAATTGGCTTGATCAGTAGCAGCATGGATCGAAATCAGCGTTACCCTTTAAGCGTAGCTGTCTTGTGCAATGGCTAACCAAAACGAAGAGCATCCAGGCTGGATCTCAGATCTCATCCGTTTGATCGTCTTGGCGTGGTCACTTGCCTGCCTGTCACTGTCCTATCTCGGACAGGTCAAAGCCATGGACCCAACTTTCGCCGCTTCGATGCTGACAGCTGTTCTCAGCTCCTATGGCGTCAGCGTTGGCAAGAACGGCAAAAACAAAGAAGAGCCTAAACTAGAGTCAAGCACTGCTCCCGCTGTCAAAAAATGAAGCGTCTCCTCCTAGCATTCACGCTCACGTTGATTGCCGCTCCAGTGCAAGCGGATATTATCAATAAAATTTCGTCGTCAGTTCAACTCACTGTTGATGGAGCGGGATCAGTTGCAACGCGAATCCCGTCTTCAATGGCAGTATCTGGCAATAACGTCACTCTGGACACTGCTCCTGTGCTTGGCACACTTACTTCCGGCACCGCTCTTGGTTACACTCCTGGTAAGTACAGCATTACTACTGCTGGTGACGCTTTTTCGTATGCAGAGTCATACACAGAAGGAGACGACGTTCCAGCGATCCTCTCAACAACAGTCACCTCCGGAGTAGTGCCTAGTCTTCCAATCTTTGGCAGCACAACCACAACTTCCGGCGGACTTAAAGGTGATCTTGCTGGTACGATTGCAACCGATGGTGCCATCTCAATTACATCTGGCGGAGCTGGTACAACCGCAATCGGCCAAGTTATTCAAGAGCTGACGATCAAGTGATGCTTAAAGTATTTGTCGCGCTCATCCTACTGGATGCAACAGCTGCTGCTGCAGTCCCTGTCATACCAAACTTTCAACAGGGCACAACCAGCAGCACAACAACGACAAAAACTAAAGTCAATGAAGTCATAAATTCTTACCAGTACCGCACTGGCTACGAATACACTGTCTCGGGATCTAACGTAAAATCTGATGAGTTCGTCGCGCCAATGGCTCTAACGACGACAACAAACACAATCGATGGTATTTCTAGTCGCTGGGTGGGGCTTGATCCTGCTGATAAGCCTATTTGGAACATTGTGGAAGAAGGTGCGCCGTTCCAATTTGCTGAAACGCTTCAGGGGCCAGGGCTTACGCAACACACAGTCATCGTCCGCGAAACGGACATTGAACAGCTAACTGAGACTACATCTACATTTAGCCAATGAAACGTCTCCTAGCAGCAATCCTGCTAACCTCCGCTCCAGTGAACGCACAAGTCTCAAGTACCGCAGCCCCGGTCGCGAACAGTAGTGGCAGTGTTACCAACCAAGCCGTTCAGGTGGTGCCTTCGCGTCAATACACTTGGAATTACGGTTCTGGAATCAGCTGCCAAGGTGCCACGTTAAATATCAATCCATTCCTTACTACCACCACAGGCTGGAGCACTCCAACCGAGCATTATTACGACAACCCTGTTTACGACAACAGTGACATTGAAGGCGCATTCGATCCAGAAGGCAATCCTATTCCTGATGGCGTCCCTGATCGCCCAGGCCATGTTCTCTACTACCAGCCAGTCAGAACAGGACAAAAAACAAACTTTTCCGTCAACGGAGGAATCACCGCAACGATCTCAGTCCCTCTCGACCGCCATCATGTAAAGCTTTGCAGGCAGGCGGCGGAAAAACAAGTAAAGCTCTTTGAGGCCCAGCTGGCAGATAAGCGCCTGAACTACGAAATTGCACGCCTGAAAAATTGCGCGAAACTGCTTAAAGATGGTGTCATGTTCCACCCTGAATCGCCTTTTTCTGCGATCTGCGCGGATGTGGTTTTGACGAATCCGCCTGGTGTTTTGCCTCCGCATGTGCATACAATCCCTAAGGTTTCAATGAACGACGTAGCGCAAGAATCGCCCGATTCCTATCCCGTTGAGCAAGAATCCGATCCCGCAAAGCAATAGGACGTTCTCCCTTTCTTTTCAAAATCATCTTAGTCACTTTTTTAACTGTGGGCTTCACGATCTTCAGCACCACATCACCTAGCGGCCTAGATGCAACAGCGACAGTCGTCGCCAT